GCGCGTATCGGAACTCGATACAAGCATCCCCGAATGCTGCGGTGCAGCGATGCAATTCGTGCTCCAGCCCGTTTATGGGCATGTGAAGATGGAATGCCACTACCAGTGCCCTGTCACCAAGCAGGGTGTGACGACGTGGAAGCAGCGAAAGGAACTGTTCGCCAAGCACAACCTGAGCGATGCCGCCAGCGACATGACGGCGGAACAGGTGATTTCGAAGGCACAAAAGGCCAAGGCAGACAGCGAGGCATTAGCCCGCCAGATGCCCCATTTCAACGATTTACCCCCACTGGAGACGACCCGTGTCTGATTCCCTCGGTGAAGCCATCACTTCTGCCAGCGCAGAACTGACAGCAAAGCCCGAAAAAGCAACTCCTGCGCCAGCAACTGAGCGCGCACCCGCTGAGAAGTCTGAACCAAGGGCGGAAAGCGCTCCTGCAGCAGAAGATGACTGGCCGGAACGCCCGAAATGGGTGGATCAGTGGAAGAAGTCCCCACGGGAGAAGATGCGCGCCCTTGCTAAGCTGGAAGGCGCGGGAGACCTCCTGCCCGATGTTTTCAAGGAAATCGAGGAACGTTACGATTACTCGGGCAAGAATCAGGCGGCTCTGGATCAACTCCAGAAACGCTGGACGCCATATGCCCAGGTGCTGGAGCCTCTGGAACAGCGCTTCAACCTGCAGGGGATCAATCCCCAGACAGGCTTGCAACAGATGGTCGCAGTAAGCGATTATCTGCGCAGTGACCCGGATCAGGCTTTGATGTGGCTGGCGCAGAATTTCAGCCCCCGCGACGCCAAGGCCCTGATCCAGAACTTCGCGCAACAGTTCGGCGTAGACCTTAACGGCATCGTACAAAGCCAAGATTGGGTAGACCCGACGATTGATCGAAGGATTAAACCACTGGAGGAACAGAACCGGCAGTTGATAGGTTACATCCAGTGGGAGCAACAGCAAAAGCAGCAAACGATACAGAGACATCTTGCAGGCGAAATCCAGGCATTCGTTAACGCAGTAGACGAGTCAGGCAATCCGAAGCATCCGCACTATGCACAGCTTGAACCGATAATGACCAATATCGTCGCCAGCGGGGGAGCACTCCTGCCCGACGGTTCCCGGACATTTGAATTGGCGAAGTTATACGAGGTGGCGCAGTACCTGCACCCGGATGTTCGGGCGCAAGCCATCAAGAGCCAAGCGGCCCAAGCCGATCATCAGGCGGCGCAGGAAGCCTCTCGCCATACGGCGGCAGCGCAAGAAGCCATGAAAGCCAGTCGCAATGTCACCGGCAGCAAGACAGCCGGGTCACAAAAGCGCGCAGAAAGCATCGATGAAGCCATCGCTGCCGCTGCGAAATCACTGAGCTAAATCATGGAGACATATCATGGCAGTACCCAATCTAGGCGACCTCGTCGTCTCGACCGCACGCCGCTGGATCGACAATCTGGCGGATAACGTTTAAATGCTAGACGTTATAAAATCGGGTGAACTCGGTGAAGGCTGAAACGCTAATACCGAGCCAAGCGCCGCATGGAAACAGGCGGTGAAGGTGTAACGACTAGGCGGTGACGAAAGAATAATCCGCCCACGAGCGCCCGACAATTTGTAGACCATAGAGGAGTATTCCGAATGGCAATGATCTACGCACTGAAGAACAAAGTTACCGGCAAAGCCTACATTGGATACACCGGTAAGCTAAGCAAGCGGTTCCGGGAACATCGGTGTTTGCTCAGGAATGGCAAGCACTCGGAATGGAAGCTTCAGGATGACTGGTTTATTTATGGTGAGGAAAATTTCACCATGGATGAAGTCCAGAAAGTACCTGATGACGCTGGCTTAGAAGAGAAGAGATCGGCTGAACTTTACTGGATTGATCGCATGACCTCACAAGGTCTGTGCTATAACCGGAACCGGGTATCCTTCGCTGTAACGGAGGAGACTTGGAGGAAAGGCCAGCCGATAGCTACAAGGACTGAGGGCAGAAAGCGCAGTCCTGAAGCGAATCTAAAGCGTAGATTGGCTCAACTTGGTATCCCGAAAGGGCATGGCGCTAAGATCAGCGCGACCAAGCAAAGCCGCAAATTGATGAGATAGTCTGAGCTAACGGGAAGAGAACCGTTAGAACCGCAGGATAAAGAGCCTGCGGGGTAACAAAACTGACGAACAACAATGCTCTTTTGATGCGCCTGAAGTCCAAGGGGCAGATCAAGAAGGGCAACGGTGGTCGTTCCATCGTGGAACCGCTCATCTACGGTTCCAACTCGTCCATTCAGTTTTATCAGGACTACGACGTATTCACTCCACCCACGACCTCGCAGGCCGTGCTGGATGGCGCGGAGTTCCTGTGGAAGCAGCTGGGCGGCTTCATCTCGTGGACCGGCAAGGAAGAGCGGATGAACACGGGCGAGTATGAGCGATTCGACATCGTGAAAACTCGTCTGAAGCAGATGCAGGCGAACCTCAACAACACGCTGTCCACATCGCTGTTCTCGGACGGCACGGCGGGAGCCGGTAAGGAACTGACGGGCTTGAAAGCCGCCATTCCTGACGACCCGACCGTATCCGGCACGTATGGCGGTATCGACCAGGTTGCCAACTCGTTCTGGCGCTCCAAGACCTCCGGCACCCTTGCAGCGGTCACGTCCACGAACGTGCAGGGCTTCCTGAACACGCAGTACATCGCCACGATCCGTCCGCCCGACCGTCCTGACCTGTTCGTCATGGACAGCGTCTGGTTCTCGGCGTACTGGGGTTCGTTGCAGGCCATTCAGCGCATCACCAACGACACACTGGGTGAGGCGGGCTTCATGAACTTGAAGTACATGGACGCCGACTGCGTATATGACCCGGCAACGCAGGCTAAGCGCATGTACATGCTCGACACCGACTCGCTGTTCCTGCGGACGTCCTCGGACCGTTCGCTGGGCTTCGACGTCGGTGAACAGCGCACGATCCAGAACGCCGATTACAAGGTCGTTCCCATCTTCTTCATGGGCAACATCACCTGTAATCGTCGGGCATCCAATGCCATCTTGATTTCCGCGTAAGCTCTTATGGGGCGGGGAAACTCGCCCCTTTTTTGGAGGAATGATGGAAGACACACTCAACCTGCCACGACTGAACGACTACCAGGAGCCGGAATACGAGCAATTGGCGAGGGAGCAATTCTTCGGCAAGCCAGCCCCGGTTTCCGCCCGTTTCTACATCGGCGCGGTGAAGGATGGGGAGGCTTCAAGAGAGGCAGGCGTGCCTGTCTACAAAGACACGCCGATGGTTCTGGTCAACGTGGTGGGTGAACGGGACTGCATGACCTCCATCGTGGACGATGCCCGGAAAGCACAGTTTCCCCGGGAATGGGCGTACTTTTCCAAGGCTGTTTTACAGCCACGGCCAATCCCGTTGGAAGCGCTCCCGAAGATGACCCCCGCAGTCAAGGCGGCTTTCCACGAGCTGGATATCAAGAGTGTTCAGGCGCTTGCGCTGGCGGATTTGCCGGGATATCTGGCGCAGTGGAAGCCGTGGGCGTTGAAGGTTCTGAACATCCACGAATACGCCGACAAGCCCAAGCCGAAGGTGACGCTGGACGAACTGAGGGCAAGCCATGCTGTATGAAGAATCCAAACCCATGTCCACCGAGCGCGTACAAATCGACGGCGTTTGGTACGACAAGATTACGATTGACCGTGTCACAGTGAGATATGAAAAGGTTCCCGAGCAGCCCCCCGTAAAGGCCGACCACGCAACTCCACGCAGAGGCCGACCGCCGAAGGTGACCCATGACGACGCTGGCGCAGAATCTTAACGCAGTCATGCAGGAGTGCGGGTTCCAAGCCCCGGACTCCTACATCGGCAACCCGGACCAGAACGCCGCGCAAATTGTTGCGTTGGCGCAAGTGGCCAATCTGGAGATTCAGGAACTTGGACTGCAACTCCTGCATAACACTTGGGCGCTGACGCTTACGAGCGCCACGACGTATGACTTGCCAACTGACTTCGTGGGATTTGTCCCGAATACCATGTACCAGCACGGCCGGTGGGACCAAGTTGATTTACCGACAACGCCGGATGTCTGGGCCATGCTGACCTCCATCGTCGGGATTGCTTCACTTCCCGTCAGGGCGAGAATCTACGGCAATGTCCTGCACATCATCAACCCTACATCCGGGGCTGTGATAAACGCGGAATATTTATCCAATGGAACCATCCTGCCAGCGTCTGGATTTCCGCCCTATCAAAGCGCCTTCCTGACCGATAACGACAATTGGCGTCTGGATGACCGGCTGTTCCAGTTGGAAGTAAAATGGCGTTTTAAGCAGGAAAAGGGCCTGCCGGACTGGCAGGTAGCATTACAAGATGCGGCGAATCGCAGGAACACCGTCCGTGCGAGGGAAACCGGTAACTCGTCCATCGTGCCGAACCGTGAGACAGTCACGGGCCAGCCCTACGCGAACCTCTGGGTTGCCTGATGGCCGTCACCTCAACCCCAGCCCCGTTGGGCGGATGGAACGCCAGAGACCCTCTGGACGCCATCCCGCCAACCGATGCCATTGAACTCATCAACTGGTTTCCCCAGCCGGGGGCACTATATGGGCGTGGAGGCAGCCTCACCAAGCTCACCGTAAGCGCCGGGCATCCGGTCGATAGCCTGATGCCCTATACCTCCACGACCGCTGTGGCCCTTCTGGCGGCGTGCAATGGGAACATCTGGAACGTCACTGATTTGACCACTCCGGTCAGTCTGGCAAGTGGCTTTACCTCGGACCAGTGGCAGTACGCCCATTTCAACAACAACATGGTGATGCTGAACGGTGCCGATGGCCCGCAGGTTTATGACGGGACCACGGTCACGCCTTCGGCCATCTCATTACCGGGTGTGCCTGTTGTAACCCTCGCCGTGACCTCGGGAACCCTGACGCCAGGAACCTACGCCTACCGGGTCTGGGCGACCTACACGAACAGCCAAACTGCCCCCTCGACGGAGGTTTCCATTGTCGTCCCGGCGGCTCTCGCGACCCCGGTCATCACCAGCGTCACGGGGACCAATGCGGGTGATGGTCAGAGCAACCTAGGTCCGGGAACGTACTACTACCGGGTCGCAGCAAGGAACGGCAATGGCACGACCTTGGCCAGTACGGAGGTTTCCGGCACATGGGCCACGGGTTTCCGTCATGCCTCGATACTCTGGAGTCCGATTGCAGGAGCCACGAGTTACGACGTATACGGTCGTACCACGGGCGCCGAACTCTTCATCGCCAACACCACCAACGTCACCTATGACGACCTCGGGCACATCACCCCCGCAGGAGCGTTGCCGGCAAGCAACACCACGACGGGCGGGGTGATTGTCACTTGGACGGCTTCACAGAACCCGCTGCTCTACTACGTGGGCGGAAGGACGGTGGGCGGTGAGTTGATCATGACGCCGGGAGGTCTGGCTAATACGGTCCTGACCTTCACAGACACCGGCTCTGTCACCCCCTCGGGAGCCATCCCGACTAGCGATAACACGGGCAAGAACCTCTTCGCGGTGACGAACTTCAAGGGAAGGGCGTTCTATATCGAGTACCGCCGGGCGGGGTTCTGGTATGCCGCTGCAGGAGCATTCCAAGGAAACCTGTCCTATTTTCCGCTGGAGTTCGTGTTCTATCGCGGTGGCTATGTGGTGATGATTACCACGTGGTCACGAGACAACGGAGACGGCGTCGATGACATGTGTGCGATTATTTCCAGCAATGGGGAGTGTCTGGTTTATCAGGGTACCGATCCTAGCAATATCCTCACTTGGTCGCTGGTGGGTCGTTTCTCTGTGGGCGTCCCGCTTTCGACGCGGAGTCACGGCAAGCTGGCGAGCGCGGAGATAGTTCTAACGACAGACGGTTTCCTGACGATGGACGAGGCGATAGTCAATCAGCGTTCTCAAGAACTGACCACGTTCGGCGGGAAAATAATCCGTGCGGCAAATTATGCCGCGACCCAATACAAGGCCAACTTCGGGTGGGAGTGCATTTACTACCCTCGGGGAAACATGTTCCTCGTTAACGTCCCGATTACCTCCGGCCAGTTCGAGCAATATGTCCAGAACACGAACACCGGATCATGGTGCCGATTCACCGGATGGAATGCCCGAACGTTCGGCATCTTCAATGATCGGCTCTACTTCGGCACGAATGACGGCACGGTTCTGCTGGCAGATACCAGTCCATCAGATACCCGTTTTGGGTTCAGTGACAATGGTGTAGCGGTTCTACACAATGCACAACAGGCATACCAGAAGTTCAACAGCCCCGGTATGCGGTCACAGTTGACCGCTGTGGAACTGGTCACGACGATGCAATACCCGTCCTACGCCAGCGTGAACATCCTGCAGGACTTCCATTCGGCGAACCTTCCGCCTGTCAGGACTCCGCTGGAGTACAACACGGGTCAATGGGATGTCTCGCCGTGGGACCAGGACCAATGGGCGGGACCGGATAACCTGAATCCGTCCAACCCCGATGCGAAGTTGAACAAATACAGTACCTGTAGTTTCGGCGTCAATCACTCGCTGAGTTATCGCTACCAGAATGCGGTACAGCAATTGATCTGGTATTCCACCAATTTCATCTCGAAACAAGCGAACCAATAGGAGCATTTTATGCCGTGGGCTGGTGGAGTATTTACGCAAACCAATGGCGTCTATACCGGGTCAACGATCTGGAATAACGACAAGACCGCCGGGACACTCATCACGGCGGCGCATCACGACACGCACGATTACGACATCGCGCAGGGCATC